CCAAAAGATCCTATTTGATTAATAACATTTAATCCTTTATCTGCAAATGTGCTACCATTATATTGATATATTTTATAAGCAGTTCCTACATATAAATAATTTCCACATACTATCATAGCACCCATACGCCCTTCGTTAAAAATCCTAACTTCAGACCAAGAGCTTCCACCATTATAAATATAAATAGCACCTCCATCTGATGCATTGTTATCCATACATGCATATAGACTACCGTTATAATTTGACATCCACCTAATTCTATAATAAGTCGATGCAAAATTTCCAACTTGAGTCCATGTACTTCCACCATCATAACGGTAAATTGTTCCATAATCTGTTCCAGCATACATATCACCATCATATTCATGCAAACTATATACTGCTATAACAGAAGAAGGAAAATTACTAACTTTTGTCCATGTAGTTCCACCATCATAACGATAAACACCTCTTTCGCCAGTAGTAGCTGCATGAACTCCAGCATATAAATTTCCATTAAAAGAAATTAACGATGTAACAGAAGTAACTGTAGTTTCTGGTAAACTACCTATTGACACCCATGTAGTTCCACCATCATAACGATAAACTGTATTAATAGCTCCAGATGACATATATAAATTACCACTATATTCTACCAAACATACTTTATTCCAAATATAATGTCCTGCATCAGAAATTGTTCCAACCGTAGAAAGAGATGATGTACCTTCTATTTCTAATTTGCTACTAACAATTGAGCCAACACCATTATATTCTTTATTCTCTGTCCACCCTTCCGTTTGAGGCATTGCCGCACCATCATAATCTATATCCCATACCATCTTTTCTGAATCATCAAAGTCCATATAAAAACCCATATCATAATTTCCAATAGCACCCATTGTCTCTATAGCACTTTTTCCGTCTTTATCTGTAAAATTAGCTAACGTTGGTTTATACTCTGCAACATAATATTTTAAATTAAAATCATGAATAAATGGGGTATCTATATCATCAGTCGTAACACCACCACCAGGATAATTTGGCGTAAAATATACTGCTACTCTGATATATCTTTTAACATCTGAAAGTATATTCCCAAATTCATCTACTTGATCCCACTCATCTGCATCCCAAACTGTAGACCATCCAGAATCAGTAGTGCTACTTTGAGTATAATATATAGATGAGCCAGAATTTAATGTCTCTGTTTTTATTAATTTTCCGTAAGACGTTAATGATACCCCACAATCTAAAGTCTGAGAAAAATTAACGCCATAATTATAATAAGGATTATAGTAATATTTATATGAAGAATAATCACCAGATGTATATAAAAATGATGAATGATCCCAACTTAAACCATTCCATAACATTTTATGATTTTCTTCTGTGCCACCTGTTGAGTAAAAAAAATCCACCCTATATAAATCTGTCGTAGATATTTTCCAAAAATATTTAGTTCCGTATGTCATCCTATAATTAAATGACGACATATCAAAAGTAAGGGTCTTATATCCTACTGGAGTAATTGGTATGTGAAAAATATCTTCAATAATAACTGTTCCTGGATCACCACCTGCATCATCAGCACATAACGAAAAAGTAATATCATGTGCAGGATGAGCCATTCCAGTATAATAAGCATTTAATTCTATTTTTGAAAAATACGCACTTTTATAAGCCTTAAAACTATGAGCATACGGAGAGCCTGAGAGAAAAAAATCACTGCTTATGAGTTGAATATCATTAGGTTCAGAATATTGATCTCTATATACAGTTGATCTATCATCATCTATAATAATATTATCTGGATACCTCGTTAAATTAGTCTGTATTGAAGTGCCAGCCTGAAAATCAGCTTGAGTTGTCTGTTCCCATTCCTTTTCTACCGAATTAGAAAACACAACATCCTGAATATATCTATTAGAAATATTTGCTAAATCTAATATCTTTTCTATTAAAAATTTAAATGTTTGACTTTGATACCAATAAAAATAATCAACTGTAATTCTAACCCCTATAACTGGAGCTGTTTTAAAGGTAGATGTAGCTCCTAAGACTGGCTCATTCAAATCAGATACAGAATAAAATTCACCCTGCTCTTTAAGATCATCATTAGTCCATAAGTTAGTAATTTTTCCAACTCCAGGTTGGGTAGTTACATAATCAACTTGAGCGCCTGTACCTACTCCCAAATATTCTCCAACAATTTCAAAATCACTTGTCGCATCTGGAGTTGTAACCCACGTATTAACAGTTAATGTATCAGCAGTATTTGATGCAATCATCCTTTCTTGACCTATACCTGTTCCGCTAAAAATTCTTACTATTTTATATTGATAGGCATTAACTGTCCAACCAGATCCAGTTTTTCCTATCGTTGTTGCGCTATAAATATCTGAATTTTCATATTGAAGTTGAGGACTAACGGGTGTAGTGCTAACTTGATTTGCATCAACTGATTTCAATAAATAATCAAGTGATATAATTTTAATTTTTGCCGTATGTTTATCGTTTTCTAATTGTATACCATCAGCAGAAATTAAACCTTGATATGCAAAAATCTCATATATCGTTCCATCTTTAGCTACAAAACCAACCTCAACTCTAATCATAGATAAAAAAGCCATATACCCATCAAAATATCCAGATGCATTATTTTCATCCCATTTTCCATGAGAATTATCTACGGTTAATGTTAAATTTCCCATCTTCCATACATTTAATTGATCCGTATCTGCTTTCCAAGTAGTCTTACCACACTTAATAATATCGTTATCAATATCAACCGCTAATGTACTTTCCCAAGTATATTCTTGATTAGTTGCATCCCAATATCTTCTATACATTGTTATTTTTTTATATCTTTTTAATTTATTTTCTTTCTGTTGATTTATTAACCAATTATTATATCCAATCTTTTTCATAATTATACTTCCTCTAATTGGATTTTAATATTATAACCTGCAGATTTAATTTTTGTGAAATATTTTTGCTGCCACGGAGACATCCATAAAACACGATAATAATCTTCTGGTTTATCATATGCATCTAAATAATCATAAGGCTCAACGATAACAATAAAAGAATTATAATTATCATATATATCTTTTAAACTATTTAATTCTGTTTTAGATATTTGCCTAAATTCTATCGCAGAAGCCCATTTATCATATTGAACAATTCTTTGACCAGTGCCATTATACAATCTTCTATTTGAAGTTTTTTGCTTATTCTTAATAGAAAATATATCCATAGGCATCGTAGCTTCCCATATTAAAACCGTCATTATAAATGCAGAAATTGTTTTTTGTTCATCAGCTACAATTGTAGTATCCATTTCTATTTTTACTTGTCCAGCACTTACGCTTGTAAAAGATAATATATAACTTTCTCTAACGCTATCTGTTACTGTATCTTGTAATACCCATGCATCATATGCCGCACCATTCCAATAGGCTGTATATATTCTAAATAATTTTGCATTACATCCTGTAATAATACATCTATCAATATCCCTATTTTCATTTCCACCATCTGCATCTTTAAATTGATTGGTTATAGTTTCTGTAGTTGTATCATCACTTCCAACACTTTCCCACTCTGTATTCTTATCGTAATCTACACAATTCTCAACTACTCCATCTCCAGAACTTGCAGATATAGTATCTTGATCTTTATTAATTTTATTCACTTCAAAAAAATGTGGATATTCAGACATTACACTGCCTCCTCTTCATTTTCTTTTCCAGTATTGTATATTTGCATAGCCATTGTAACAGCCTCTACAGTTTTTGATTTTACAGCATCACCAATTTCTCTTAATGTTTCTTCTAAATTATTTTCACTGACGTTTGTTCCACCTAAATTAACATCTACTCCACCAACATTAATATTTGTTATTTTTGTAACTCCACCGCCTGAATATGAATTACTTCCACTAGTTGCGACTGAACCGCTCTCTGCTGTATCTAAACCAGTATCGCTTATTGTTGGAGTAGAACTATCAACATTTTCCAATGTCGCATTTGAAACATCACCAATAGATGATGTATCAACTTCTAATGCAGTGCCGCTTGTTCCTTTTGTTAAGGTGTGCATTTGTGCGCCATAATTAGCAACCAACGCAGCAGTTCCAGCAATTGCTAATGGTATTCCAAGAACACCCTTCGTTGCCTCTGCCGTCCACATTCTAGTTACGCCCAACGCTAACTCTGCTGTCATTAATGCAATGATAAAAGCTTTCTTCTTTTTAGCTGAAGATCCCTCAGCCTCAAGCACCGTTCTTAACGTGCTTATAGTTGTATCCTGTAATTGCCTTACTGCCTCCATTTTTTCTTTTGCAGTTTGCTTTGCAAGTTCTACAGATTTAGCATCATATATTTGATCTAATTTAGCTAATGCTTTTTTCTGAAGAGCTGTATTTGTAATCTTCTTTTTAGTATCTGTAATTGCCTGCTTTTTTTCAAATGCTAATTGTTTTTGTTTCTTTTCAAATCCCTTAAGATTTAATAATTCTACTTTTTGAGCCAAATCTTCATAAGCTGCCTTTTCTGCATCAGTTGCCTCTTCTACATCTACTACCTTATCTTTATTTATTTCCTTTTCTTTTTCTGCAAGTTCTTCAACAACCACTGAGGCTTCTCTTTTCATAGCAATAAATTCTATTATTTTTTCTTTAATTTGAGTTTCATTTGCAATTAATACTTCTGCTGATGCATTTCCTCTTTCAACTAAACCATCATATTTATCTTTCAACACTTCTATCAATTCAGCTTGCTTTTCAAGTTCTGGACTAATCTTACTGTATCTATCTTTTACTTCATCAAATTTTGAAACAAGACTATCATACGCCTTTACCTGCATATCAGAAGCTTGTTTTTCTGCTTCCTGCATTTCTTTCCTTGCCTTAATATAATCTCTTACTTTAAAAGTTAACTCTACTAATTTATATGCCGTAAATGCTATAGCAGCACCAAGTCCTGCTGTCATCGCACCTTTTGCAATTAATGCATTTGCAGCAACTTTTGTTAATGCTTTAGACAAAAGACCATAACCAACTATTATTGCTGGAAGTTGTGAAGCAACTATTAATAAGCCTCCAGCAACAGCCAATAATCCCGCCGACCACATCGCAGTTTTGGAAATAATTGTCTTAGTTCCTTCCTCTAATTTATAATACCATTTAACAAGTTTTATTAATCTATTTGACCATTTTTCTACTATTGGTAATAAACCTTTTCCAATCTCTGCTCCTAATAAAATAAATGCTTGCTTTAATTTAGCAAGCGTCATCGCCGCAACCCTTGCATTTTTTTCAAAAGCTTCTTGTGCAACACCTGCCCTATCCGTCATAATCGCCACATCTTTAGTTATTCCCTCTAAATCTCCCATAGCAGCAACTATACCAGTTAATGCCCTAACATTTGGAAACATTTTCTTTATTTCTTCTGGCGTCAATCCAGCCTTTTTAATTCTTTTTAATATTTCAACAAATCCATGAGTTTTTAATGTAGCTGTTTCCATAGCAAGCCCTAATTTATCTTTAAAGATTGTCGCAGATTCTTTTGTTGCACCCATCATTCCATTTAATATGCCCCTAACTCCTGTCATTGCCATTTCCATTCTAATACCACTTCTTGTTAATGTTGATATTGTTGCGCCTAGTTCCTCTAATGACATTCCCGCATTCGCCGCCATTGCTGAAACCTTACCAATGTTAGGTGCTAAATCAGCAAATGTTAATTTACCTCTTTTAACAATAGAAAATAAAAGATCTGATACATCTGCTGCTCTATCCGCACTTAATTGATATGAATTTAAAATCGTTGTAATTGCATCAGCTGCTGTACCTGTATCGGTAAGACCACCTTTTGCCGCTTTTACCGACGCATCCAATACGCTTATAGCTTGTTCAGCTGGAATAGAAGCTGATAAAATATTATATAAACCGTCTGCCAAAGTATCTGTTCCTTCACCAAATTCTAATGACATCCTTTTAATAGCTTTTTCAAATTTAGGCATATATTTCATAGACTGCTGATCCAACATGGTTGAAACCTGCGCCATTTGCGCCTGAAACTTTGCAGCCTGATTAATAGCAACGCCAAGTCCAGCCGTTAATGCAGCAGAAGCAATCAACATTTGCTTGCCAGCTTTTTTAAACGCAGCAGAATGATTCTTAATATTACCTCTTATTTTATTAAGGGTATTACTAGCCTCATCTTTAGCTTTTATATTAATTACTAAATCATTTCCAAATGCCATAACAAGCTCCCACTAATTATTTTTTCTCAGTTGCTGATATAGTTAATATTTCCATATACAAGTTAGATGCAAGTTCAAGATCTTTTAAAATTACCTTTATAGAAACTTCGGTTTCTTCATCATAAATTTCTTTATCTACAACTTTTGGTTTAGCTACTCCATCTACTAATACTGGCGCTATAATTTTTGACATTTCCTGACTCTCAAATTTATCTACAAACATCTTTTTAATTTCTTCCTGTGTTTTTCCCACTATTTTACCTAACACTGCTGCGCCTTTTCCAGCAAATATTTCAATGTTTACTTTCTGAATTTCAAATTCAAATTCATCGCCATTTCCACTTTTAACTTTAACAATTTTTTTTCCAAGTAATTTTGCGGTAAGTTCTTTTGGTGAGATACTCATTTTAAATCCTCCTAAAAGTTATTGGAGGGAGGTATTTCCTCCCTCCAAATTATATTAATAACTTACATCTTTATTCTGTAAAGTAATTGTCATTTCTTTATCTACAGCACCTTCAATTGCACGAAATGGTATCGTATGATCAGACATTTCTGCACCACCAGTACCAGGAGTAAATGAATTATAATAAGCTATAGGAACTTCAATTTTAACCGTATAATTTAAAGAACCATCACCACCTGTTATAACGCCTCCAGTAAAAGTTAACTCTAATGCTCCAGGAGTTCCAGCAAGAAACTTATCGTAAAGATCATTATTTTCAAAAACTCTATTAAAGCTTCCTGAAACTTCTCTTTTTCCAAGTCGTTCAACTTGCTGTCTCGCACCAGAACCAACTATACCATAACGATCTTCCCTCAAATTATTAGTCAAGGTCAATACGAAATTTGATACTTCAACTTCAACCGTATCAATTTTAAATACTCCCTGAGTAAAAATTAATGGATTTTCTGTTGGATAAGTTGGCGTCATTCCAGCGCCTGAACTTTCTTCACGCCCCACTAATGTCATCTTCGCCATAAGTATAGCATTTATTGATGCTGTTAATTCAATAACGCTAATCTTACAACCAAAATAATCACGCACTCCTATATCTCTATCAATAGAAACAGTTAATCCATGTTCTGGTAAAGCATCAGCCAATGTAAACGCATGACTATATACATCAGCGTTATCTACTGCATCTGGCTGCGTACTGTTTACCGTTCCCAGTGCATGTTTAAGTATCATCCCTATACCACCCTCAGGAAATACTTCCATATCAATTGTTCCACCTACACGCACCGCGCCTAATACACGCCTTTTAATTCCAGCGCTACCACGAATCCCTAAAGAGATAATTTCTTCCACCTCTTTAATCATAGCCTCATCAGTAAATTCCAAATAAGCTGTAGGAGCAACTTTCGTAGCAAAAGCTATTTGTTCTCCAATCCCTATTTGTTTTTTGAATCCCTTTCCTTGTAATGCCATTTTCTTTCACCTCCAATTTTATTTTTATATTATTCCGCTAACTCTAATCCTTTTTATTCCTACTAACTCTATAATGCCATCACCAACTCCGCCCATTTCCCCTCTTAATTCTCCAAGCGCGTCAACTCTTTGAATTGACAACCCCTCAGGAGTATTTAAAAATCCGTTGCAACTATGATTCTTTCTTAAAATAGTAGCAATTTTTCCTAAGGCTTCATCTATTTCATCTTTTCTTACTGTAGCTTTTAAATTTTTATGATAATAATGTAATATAGCAGTCATACCAATATTCTTAACATTTGGACATACAACAAATCTTTCTTCTGCGTTATCAAATATTACATATACTGAGGGAAATTTTGGCGATAACCATTCCTTAGAAGTACCAATAAAATTTAATCCAAGATGTGTTTTATTATCTTCTAATAGAGCAACAATATTATCAATAAAATCATCATAAATATAATCTTCGCCTCTATCAATTGTAGCCATCCTTCCTCCCTATTCAAATTTTACGTTTCCAGTCCTCATTTCAGAACGAATAAACCGATGAGCTTTTTGTACTATTCTTCTTACGCCGTCTTTAGTTAATTTTAGATATTCTCTTTTAGGCATATGATACCCTTTACCACGTCCTGATACTTTACCTCCTAAATTATGTAACTGTGCATATGGTATAACAGATAATTTTATTCCATAAGTTACACCATCATTTGTAACAGATGTAATATTTCCTCTAGCTGTGCTACTTGTTGCAGCTCTCCACATTTTTCCAGATAGTTTTAAAATAGACATCGGAAATTTGCTTTGCATTTTTGTTTGAGATGCCAAGTAACTAGCCTTTAAAGCTTTCCATTTAGGATTTCCCTCTGCCTTAAATTGATCCTTAACTTCCTTTCTTATAGTTGGAACAAATTTTTCAAACATTGGTTTTAAATGTTGTAATATTTCACCAGATACCATAAAAAATCTGTCCATCTCTGCAAAACTTTTATGATCTATATCAAATGAAAGTTGTAATGATTCCATAATTTCTCCTTAACCTAACAACACCCACGCCGTCCCGTTCCATCCTTCAAACTGTCCAGTTTCAGTATTAATTCCTGCTTGACCAACATAAGGTGCAGCTGGTCTTGATCCAGTTGTCCATGTATCTGGAGGAATAATAACGCTTTGTTCTATACTCAATGATAATCCTGAAGAACCCTCACTATCTATACTATGCGGATGATCTCCATCATAATCTTGATAACTAGCATCTTCAAGCCTCTCCAATCCAGCAACACCTCTATATTCAAAAAATTTGGTTGGAATATTATATACTGGTCTTTCTAAAATTGGTATATCATCTGGCGCGACCTGCGTATCTAACGAAAACATTTTATCTTTAATTTTTTGTAAATAGCCCTCAGCCTGATCTTTCCACGTGGTTACAGTATCTGGCGTTTCATTTGGCGCGTTTGCAGAAAATACATCTCTATACAAATTATAACTCGCTAATCTTTGAGCTATATAATTTAATATATCGTAACTTAATACAGTAATAGATGCATCAGTAAGTGCTAAAAATGCGCTGCCAATTTCAATCCCATCTTCATTAACTGATTTAAAATAATTTGCAGTTACATAAGATCCTGACTTAGTAACCTTAATTCCCTCATATAATGCTGTTCCATTATGATCTGTACCTCTAATAACTATTGTATTATTATCTGACATTGTGCCATCGCCACTAACCACTATTGCTAACTGTCTTGGCGTTTCTGGTTGATAAACCAAACTTTTCGTTGCTGAAAGTCCAGTAGTATTTAACAATATTCTATTCCTCAATGGAAATTTATAAACCCCTGTTAAATATCCCTGTATAGTTACATCTGCCTCTCTAATACTTTGCTCTGCATTAGCTTCTGTAGTTGAATCATCTTCGTCCTCACCAATTGTAATATTATTTTTCTGTGTTTCTAATATCCGCTTTAAATCTTCTATTGTACACAGCATTGTATCCTCCTATTTTATTATCAGTTAAGACAACTATTAATTATTATCTTGACACATAATAAAAGATTATAGTGGGGAAGTTGGCATATAGCCAATTTCCCCACTCATATATTAACTACTCCTTACGGGGTAATGTCTGCATATACAATGTTTTCAACTTTCTTAATTACTGGCAAACTATTTAATTCAACCAGTACCCAAATTCCAGCTGGATCATCTTCCTGCCATGACTTACTAAACTTTCCAGGTCTGTAACTTGATTTCGGATCAGTTGAAGGTGCTAACTGCTCTTCTGCAAAAATAGAGCTAGTCACCATAAACACATGTGCATCATCAACGAACTTCGTAAAAGTATCCGTTGACGCTGGCACATAACCTGCATCATACACTACAAAATTAAGACCTATAACACGAGTAATATAACCACTCTGCAAGATCTGGGTTTTAAGCTGCTCACCCATCAGGGATTTAATCCCTGTATTTTTAACTAAGTAGTTCATAACAATGGTGTTGCAATAAACAGTTGTTGCCTGCTCACCACTATCCTGCTGGATTAACTGTTTCCAGGTAGTCAAGTCGCCGATGATATCGCAACTAACATCACTC